ATGGAGATAGGGATTGATATGATGACAGATATACTCACAATGGGTAAGAATGCCCGCACAGCGTCAAGAAGTCTTGGAAAGCTTGGAACCAACAAAAAAAATGAAGTGCTGCTTGCAGTTGCTGAAGCCATAAGAGCCAATGCCGGCTATATCTTAGGGGAGAATCATAAGGATGTGGAGCGGGGAAAAGCCGATGGCATTAAAAGCGGACTGTTAGACAGGCTTACGCTCACAAAGGCGAGGATTGACGGCATGGCTGATGGCGTAAATCAGGTGGCAGGCCTGGATGACCCTGTAGGGGAGGTTCTCTCCATGAAGAAACGTCCGAATGGGCTGCTAATCGGGAAAAAGCGTGTTCCCTTCGGCGTTATAGCTGTCATTTACGAATCAAGACCGAATGTTACCTTAGATACCTTCGGACTGTGCTTTAAGACAGGAAATGCCGTCATATTAAAGGGAGGAAGCGATGCAATCAATTCCAACATAGCCATAGCGAATGTTATAAGGGAAGCGCTTAAGGCAAACGGTATAGACGAGAATGCCCTGCAGCTTATCGAATCAACCGATAGGGAGTGCGTAAAAGAGCTTCTCACGATGAATGAGTACGTCGATGTGATTATACCGCGAGGTGGCAAGGGGCTTATACAGTTCGTTGTAAAGAACGCCACCGTACCTGTCATTGAGACAGGAACAGGCAACTGCCATGTCTATGTTGATGAGAGCGCTGATTTCGACATGGCACTCAGGATTATCGAGAATGCCAAAACGCAGAGGGTAGGAGTGTGCAATGCGTGTGAGTCGCTTGTCATACATAAGAGTATTGCAAGGAATTTTATTCCAAGGCTTGTCGAAATGTTAAGAGAGCACAACGTCGAGATAAGGGGCGATGAGTATTCGCAGGGCATTGACCATTATATAGTTCCTGCTGCGGAGGAGGACTATGCCACAGAGTATCTTGACTACATAATTTCCGTCAAGACCGTGGATACGCTTGATGAGGCGATAGAGCATATCAATGCCAACAATACAGGGCACTCTGAATCCATAATTACGAATAATTATGAAAATTCGCAGAGATTTCTGGATGAGATTGATGCCGCGTGTGTATATGTGAATGCGTCCACAAGGTTTACAGATGGAAATGAGTTCGGCTTCGGTGCGGAGATTGGAATAAGCACACAGAAGCTCCACGCCAGAGGACCTATGGGTATAAATGAGCTTACCACTACGAAGTACATTATATATGGCGATGGGCAGATAAGAGGATAAAAAAGTATTATGAGTATCCCTATAGCAGCAGATGGCCTTAAAGGCATTGTTTACTGATATGGGGATATTTTTATGTGAGTCTTGATGTGAAAATTACAACAAGATAATCAGTTGACAACATATTAGATATTGAAATAATCTTAAAGAGTGTATTTGACAAGCCTAACGGATAAGGTGTATATTAAAATGATTGTAAATATAAAGGAGAAAAGAATGTCAGAGATAGATTCAGAATTATTGGAGAAGATGAAAAATGAGCCGAACTATGAGGTCGCGCGCCAGTATTACTTCATTGGGAAGTGCCGTGAGTACGTTAAGGAATTGTCAGAGAAGCTTGGAAGAGAATTGACTATGTGTTCAGTCACATTCGGCTGTCCTATGGTTTATGTAACACAGATTGCTTGTAAGCCTTAAAAATAAAGGCTTACAAGCAATAAAATGTTTTCTTGAGACCGTTAAAAAATGAAAAAATATAATAAAAATAACTTGACAATTTCAAATATATGTCATATTATAATAGTGCAGGTAGCAATACACTGTATACTCGCGTAACTGGACCAATTGTTGTTTAAGCGATATTTGATATCGTCAGCCGCGGGGACGCCGAAAGGCGTTTTTTTTTACCATGAAGGAGGAAGCATGAATATTTATATATATTCAGATGAATCGGGTGTACTTGATAAAGAACATAATAAGTACTATATATTTGGTGGACTGCTTTTTTTATCAGAAGAAGATAGAGATGAATATTCTAGAAGGTTTATTGCTGCAGAAAACAATGTAAGGATATCTGAGACAATTTCTAAAGATGCTGAGGTTAAAGCATCAAAGATTAAAGGTAAGTCAAAAAATAAATTATATAGATGCGTTCAGGATACAGAACGTTTCGGGGTTATTATTGAGCAAAGCAAATTGGATGATTCTCTTTTCTCAAACAAGAAAACAAAACAACGATATTTGGATTGGGCATATAAAATGGCTATTAAAAAGAAGTTTGAGCATATGATAGCCTACGGAAAATTGAATCCGGATGAAGTTGAAAGTATTAGTTTTTTAGTCGACGAGCATTCAACTGCTACAAACGGTTGGTATGAGTTAAGAGAATCATTGGAAAAGGAACTCAAAATTGGAATGCACAATTTTGAATACATGACTTTTCATAAACCGTTATTTCCTAAGGTAAAATCGGTGAATCTTCAATACTGCAATTCGTCTAAGAAAACATTAATTCGTGCAGCAGATATTGTTGCAAATCATATTTTTTATAATGCTCATAAATATGACGGACATATACCTGAAGAAAATAAACTACATATATATTACCATCCTTAAAACACATAGTAGGTGCTATGTGTTTTTTTAATAAAGTATTGACATACAGTACTAAATATAGTACTATATATTCAAGGGAAGGAGGAATGTAAATGGCACAGGTAGAGAAAATCATCGAAAAGATGAAGCGACAGCCGAACGGAATACGTCCTGAAGAGGCAGACAAAGTTCTAAGAGCTTACGGATATGAACCTGTAAGACAGAAGGGAAGTCACAAGCAATACTTGAAAAAAGCCACAGGCGATGTGGTAACAATCAAGCAAGAGAATCCATTAAAGAAGGCGTATGTAGTAGATATTCTTAACAGGATAGGGGCTTAAAAGCCCCTGGACTGTATATAATATAAATAAAAACCAGAGGAAAAAAGGAAAAACACAAGGAACAAGAAAAGCACAAATAACAATAACAGGTACAGCGAAAGGAGCAATATCAATGGAGGTTAAGGACTATTTAAAGTTACCGTATACACGTATAGTACAGGAAATGAATGATGAAAGCGGTCATTATTATTATGGCAGAATATTAGAGCTTGACGGCTGTCAGAGCACAGGTGATACTATTGGTGAACTGTATGAGAGCTTGAATGAGGCTATGGAAGGGTATATTGAAGTAAAGTTGGAGAACAATATTCCAATACCTATGCCAGAAAGAACAGAAGATTTTAGTGGTAAATTTAATGTGAGATTACCTAAGTCATTACATCAAAGATTGACTATTGAAGCAGAGAATGAAGGCGTGAGCCTTAATCAGTTAGTATTATATAAATTGGCAAGATAAAAAATTTTAGGCAAGAGCAAAAGAAAACATAGTAAAGAAATCCATGTCGGATGATTTAAATCTTATTTTGGTTAGGTAAGATTCTGTTATTAAAGTTTTAATACCTCACATTTAGAAGCATGTGAGCAATCCTTATCACATAAGTGTATGGATAAAGCACCAGCCGGGGAAGCAATTCTCCGGCTGGTGCTGTTTTATATCTCAGTCCTTATATATAAACGTATGCCTCAACCCACTCTGAAACTCAATATACTCCACACGTCTCCCTCTGATTCCAATCTCCTTAATAGTAGAATTAACTAAATCCTTAAGTAGCTCAGGAGTACATTTCTGAATTAAATCTTCAAAGTCAATATCCTGCTTGCTCAGGATTCGCTGTGAAATGATAAAAGCGGAGGCTTTTTTGATAAAGGATATATCTGTGGCACCGGCTACTTCGGGGGTTGAGGCAGAGTTTCTTTTAATGGAGGCTTGAACCTCCTGAAGCTTCCCTTCCAGTTCTTCCTTGCGGAGCAGGTAGTCCTTCTGTGGCATTGCTGTTGGGTCGAACAGGTATAAGTCGAGGAGACGCTGCAGGGCGGTTTTATATTTATTTTCTTCCTGCCGCAATAGCTCAATATCTATGTTGCTGCCATTATCGGACTGATTCGGTAATTCTTCAAGCAGATCAGGAGAGTAGTTTGCCGCATTAGATGATAAATTATATTGCTTGAGAGCTAGTAATGTCTCTTCGAGGCTTGTGGAATCTATGCCGATTATGTTTTCAAATGGCTTCCCGGATAGTAATGCCTTTTCAATAGATTCTACAGTGTAATTGGTGCCTTTTCGCTGTAAGCGGACGAAGTTGGCTATGTAATTGAAAATGAACGGACCTAACACTACATCCGATATTCCAAAGGTAGGACAGTCCTGCATCTTGGCGGAGCGTGTGCAACGGTAGGTTGAAGGACGCCATCCGGATAAGCGAGGTCTGTCACGGTTGGATGAGAAGCCGCCGCCACAGTCACAGCATTTTAAGATACCTGCAAAAATATGTGTGTGGCATACACGAAAGCTTGATGTATCCTTGGTTTCGTGGTGAGAATCCATCAATGCATTACAGCGCGTCCACTGTTCTTCGGTGATTATGGCAGGGAGGGCGTTAGGTACAATAATCCATTCTTCTTCATTTTTAATAGCCCCGCGCGCTGATTCCCTGTAATTGTATCGGTAAGTCCCTTTATAAAAAGGATTCCGTACAATGTCATTGACGGTCTTGGATGTCCACTCACCGCCGCGCTTGGTCTTTATATGGTTCCTGTTGAGGATTCTTGATATCTGCAATGTCGATTTGACTTCTTCGTATTTGTCGAATATGAAACGGATTGTAACAGCTTCGTCCGCGTCGATTACAGGAAATTTCGCATTGGTATCCCATTTATAGCCCAGAGGCATTCTGGCACCGTTCCACAGTCCTTTGCTTGCACGGTCAAGCATAACACCCATGACACGCTCTGAGGTGAGCTTCCGTTCCAGTTCGGCAAAGACAAGGATTATCTTGAGCATTGCTTCACCCATCGCGGAGCTGGTGTCAAACTGTTCGTTCTTGGAAACGAAGGTAACATTATATTTTTTCAATTCATCATACATCGCTGCAAAGTCAAGCAGATTTCGGGAGATTCTATCTATCTTCCATACGCATAGGTGAGAGAACTCCTTTTGGCGAATACGTGTCATCATGCGCTGATAAGAGGGTCTGTCGGTGTTCTTGCCGGAGTAGCCGGCATCCTCAAATACTTCATAATCATCCGTACCGAGCATATACTTGGCAAGATTGATTAGCTCCTGACGCTGAAATGGCAGGCTATCCTTGTCAATCTGATAGAGTGTTGAAACTCTGATGTAGAGAGCTGCCTTCACCTTGCGTGAAGCAGCAGATGGGGTAGTAATGGTGCTTCTGTAAGCCATATTAATCACAATCCTTTCTTAAAAAAGGGTACAAAAAAAGGACCCTTTGATTTTTTCAGGTTCTTGTGATACAATACGGTTGTCTGGGTCGTATCGTATCACAGGATTTCCTGTCAACGGTATATCCGATAACCGTCCTTGTTCGCAGCAAGGACGGTTTTTAATATTAATTACAATCTTGTTCAAACTCTAAAATTAGTCAAAACAGAAAATCTACTGTCAATGTGTATCGCCTTTCATCATCATTCGCTTAAATTCTATTAGATTTATAATCTCCTGCTGGTCTGATTCATCAAGTGAACCGAATCTTCGTGCGAACATCTGCACGGGAGCATCTACATTCCTGCCGTTCAGAAGTTCATCAGCGGGAATCTGGAACAGTGCACTTAATTTACCGAGCTCATCAGCGGAAACCTTCCTCCTGTTGGATTCTATTTCAACTATGGCAGTGCGACTCACACTTAAAAACTTTGCAACGTAATCCTGTGATAAATGTAAAGTCACACGCGCTTTCTTGATTCTTTCATTTAATGTTTGCATTGTTAGCCTCCTTCTATGCGTAATAACATTCATGTTATTGTGGAAAGTTCACATCTTCTCTGTTCCATAGTATATAAGAAGCACATACCAAATGGCCATATTCTATGTTTTTTAAGGTTATAATTTTTTTGCAAATTTTTGTCAATAACCTATTGACAGGTTGAGGACTTTGGAAGTATCAAAAGGTTATAAAACTGAAAGGAAGTATCAACCATGAAAATGAAATCAAAAAAAATACAATTTGAGAAAAAGCGCATGCTTTATGCGGAGGCTAATGTTTATGCTATTTTCAGCATAGGCAAAAGAATTTTATACTATAATGATAATTTTAAAAAAAATGACAACCTGGCACCTATTATCCTGTTCATTCTATAAAACATTGGAGCGGCTATATGTTAGGAACTAATACATATTACATAACAGAAGAGCTTTTCTTATATTAATGTCTAAGCGTGAAATAATTCTTTAAAAATTCTGTAGCAGTTTTATAAGCAATAGTTCTTTTACTGCCGCCGGTAAGCCCGACCCCGTCCACAGTCATGGTTCCAAAAAATCTCAGTTCAGTTCCGTTATATGTGTTCATAGATTTTATAAATTGTGCGTTTGAAATATTTTCATCTGCAAATTTATAAAACAAATCGCGATGAGAACACTTTGAAAGATTTCCCTGCCTGTCATCGGTAGTGTACCTGTAAATGCAGAATATGAAAAAAGCGATTTTCTCTCTTAGCTCTAATTTCATAAAGAGAAGGTCATATAGAGCTTTCTTGCCGATGTAGTATGATAACTTGATTTTCTGACTTGTGGCATAATCAAGTAGTTCGGGATTCGGAACGGTGTCATGTTTGATTTTTTTGTCTATGAGTGCGGAGGCATCGTATTGACAAACATCAATGTAACTCATTCCACCGAGAACATCGCGTTGAGCAGCAGTTACAACAGGAAAATCTATTCGCTCAATTTCAAATGGCTCTAAAAATCCCTGCTGTGTGAGCTGATTGTTTACGTCTTCAATACCAAAAGCGTCAATTGTCACTGTGCGTTTCCTATTAGTTTTGCTATATATGGCTTTACATTTGTAGCGCTTGTAATTCATATTATCGCAAAATCCGTCTCTGTCGCGGTGATGAACTTCGTACTGTTTCATGGATGAAGATGAAAGATACTTTCCTTGTGTAGTAGCGGGAATATCCTTTTTGCTAGTTGACCAATGATAGGAGATACTAACCCCATTTTTGCGTGTAGGATTATAGTGGGAACCATTACTATCATCTTTGTACGTGCGCGGTTTGTTCTTTGCTTTCGAAATGGATGTCGCAGTTGTAACAATTATACTAATAATACATACAACAATAGCGGCTATAGCTGCATCTTCAGTGAAAAGACTTATAAATAGCCATGCAGCAAATAATATTACAACATAACCTAAGAAATTAGCCATAGTTTCTCCTTTTTTCTCATTTGATTAGTTAATAAGGTTTGCGGTCCCCTTCAGAATTATCCGGCATTGTTTTTATCATTCTTTGGCTCTTCGATTACTGGATACTTCTTTTCAAGCTCCTCAGCCGTTGCAGGCACTCCTGTGAATAATGCCGTAGCATTTTCAATGGCTTCAGGCGTGTTAAATTTCTTTATCATTCTGTGAAGAGCCTTCCAATCCTCCTCGTCGAAAGTAGCAAACATCTTAAACATGTTTTTTGCAAACTCATCTTCTCCAGCCATAACACGGTCTATGATGGCAGTGTAGTCGCTTTCACTTGAGTTGAACATCTCACCTTCGCCGGTTCGGAGCCATTCTTCACGAACATTGAACTCACGACAAATAAGAGCAACCACAGCATCACTAATTGAGTTTTTACCGACTTCATAACTAGCAATATTGCCACGTGCTATGCCAAGTCGATTGGCAAATTCTTGCTGCGTTAAATCTAAGGTCTTTCTAAGTTTTTTTAACCTTTCATTCATTATTAAATCACCTCTTTTCTTGTTTAATATTATACACTAAAAATTGTTCAAGTCAATAAAAATGTTGGCTAACAACAAAATGTTGGCAAATTACAAAAAAGTATTGACAAATGCAATTTACCAACTTATAATTGCAATATACCAACAAGGAAGGGAGGACAAAACAATGAGTAAGAAGCATAAAAATAAAAAAGATGAGAAGCGCCTGGCAAGCCTACTTCTCATCACTGGATTAATCGACTTAATCAAAGTCATTATTGAGCTAATCAATAACCTCCTAGATTAAGTTGAGGGGGAGGGAAGCCTCCCCTAGAAACAGAATAATGCTTTATGAACTCATTGTCAATATAAAAATAACATGAGAGAGGAGAAAAGAGATGGAGATTTTAACGATAGTGTTAAACGTGCTCAACATTATAGTAGATGTGGTTTTGATTGTAAGCGCACTTAAGTATATGAAGAAAAATAAGTAGGAGGCACGGAATGGGTGAAAGGCAAGTGAGTGAAATGAGCGATGAAAATGCGCGCAGGGCATTTGAAACCATTGCCTTAATACTTTCAAGCAGGGGCGATGGAGTGAAAGTCCAGTTAGTTGATGTTATTAAAAAAGATAAAAAGAAGGCATCTTGATGCCATTCGGAAGAAAGGAGATTGTGTTGATATGGCTGTTGATAATGTTAATGTTAATCCTTGTAAGAACAAGGAACTCATTATGGAACAGGCGGCAAGAGGCTTTGTACAGTTACCTCAGAACAGCAAGTCATTTATCATGGGGTACATGGCGGCAGTACAGCAGTTCCATAGAGAGCTGGATGAGCCGAAGAAGCCAGCATAGGACGGTTTATTGGATATTCCCGGCTCAGACATAGGGAAATGATGAGGAATAGTAAGAGATTATTCCGGGCGGAACTGCGAGCCGCCTGGAGGGAAGTTAGGGAGGAAAGGAAGTATTATTATGCTTGAAGTTTTACAGAAAAAAGTTGAGGGTGTAGCGGAAGATTATACAGATTTAATTAAAGCACAGATTATGCAGGTAAAAAAGACAACAGGGAATGATGGTAGTGATGTGAGAGTAGATTCTAATAGCATGGAGACAATTTACGAGGGAATTAGAACGCTCAACCATGTGGCAAGTGTTTTAGAGAGAATAGACCGCATACAGAGAAGAAATGCATGCGGTCAAGGTGAAGAATTAAGAAATTAGCATCTAATCCACTCACTTAGGTCTGTTGGACAGTCGTCTACTTCACCATCAAGTTTATCCCAATCGTAGCAGCCACTACAATGGACATAGACGTTGTCGGCTAAAGCCTGTGGATTATTTGCAGCTCCTCAGCATTGATTTTTGTAAAAAAATCCATATACTTGCTGGGATGGTATGTACTTAATAGACAATTCACCAATAGGGCTGTGGTACTTCCACATAAAACCATCTCCCTCTTTTGACTTATCAGTCTCACGGCTGATAAGTCAAGTATATGGGTGGAAAATAAAAAATACAAGTATTAATTATCTAGGAGGAGAGCGAGTAGTGAGGAAGATTGCGACAAAAGAAGATAGGATGGCTTATGACATTATAAATATGCTTTCTTCTAGCGGCATGACGTTTAAACAGGCTAATGATGCACTTCAAACAGTTAATTTAATTATGCAGGAGAGTTCAATGAACTTCCGTGACAATGCAGATGCCAAGGAAGTTCTTGAAACTCCCAATCGTTATAGAACTTGGCTTGAAGCCGGGTTAAATTAACGCATAGATGATAAGGAGGTCAAACCGAATGGAAGGTGATTTAATACATGCTGTAATTAAACATCGTAATTCTGACGGAGAAGTCACTGACACGTTGAAAATTCCGAAGGAAGAGTATGAAAAAATTCTTTCCAAATTTTCAACTTCGAATCACACATTTTTAAAATACACTTCTCCGCTAGAATGTGTGAAGAAAGGAGTTGTGATTCCCCTTGAAAATGCGATTGTTAATTGGGGATGTGTTGATAGTGATGGATTTGTTAAGGCACTTTATTTAATGAATTCTTTGACACAGAGAATTATAGCTGCAATGACGGAGCACAAGAGCTTCCAACTGGTAGTTGATTATAAAGAGGAAGCTCTAAAGACCAATTTTTATTTTTATGCTCCGGGTGATAAGACTTAGGGAGGTAGCACATGGCAGGTTGGAACATAGAAGGTATATATGAAGCCGAATGCACAAAAGAGATATCAGTTGCAGTAAATGGAATTTGTTATCTGGTCATATTCGGCACCCACATAAACGGAGGATTTTGTTGTATTCCGGGGCACGGCGTTGGCTGTGAATTGTCAAGCCATGACCATTTTTGTGACATTTATTACAACTCAGAGAGAATAGGCAAAGCATTAAAAAATAAGACCGCAGGACGCTGTATTGCTGAGGCAATCAGCACCGCGGCGTTATATGATGATGAGAGGGAGGATTGATATGGCTAAGAACAGAGAGATTATTGAGAAGTCATCATAGGACGGTTTATCGGAAATTCCCGACTCAGGCATAGGGAAATGATGAGGAATAGTACGAGATTATTCCGGGCGGAACTGCGAGCCGCCCGGATGGAAGTTAGGGAGGAGAAATTAGTAATTTGAATAATAACAAGAAAGATAAATCAACAGAACAGCTAAGCTATAAGCGGACATTTGAAACCGCAAAGGATGATGGTAGGGTGCAGATTGATGTTTCTGTCACCAATATAGATATAGAGACTGCTACAAGAGTAATCAGAACAGTTGAATTGGCTAATGAGAGCATTAATAGGGTTCTTTCGGGTGAGTTGGTTTACAGACCATACGAACTTGCAATGCTGGAAGCTCAGAAAGCAGCACAGGCAGGTGAGAAGTTCATGGAAACGAATTTTAACAGGCTTATGACAGACGGCTTTGAAAAGACTGTTTATGCTTTAAAGCGTTGGGTTGATATGACGGCAATAGCGATGGCAGCCAATAGACAGTTCCGCATTGAAATTAAATACAATGCGGAAGAGCTGAAGACAGATTTTTGCATTTATACTCCTAATGGCAGCGTGTTACATGACATGTTGCAGGAAGATTCAACTGTTATTCAAGATGTTACTTTAAAACAGGCTGAATTTAACACTATGCTTCAGGAATATTCAAAATCCCCATCGAACGTAAAGTTTGGCTTGGATAACACAATTATTAAATTAAATAATGAAGATGGAACAATGCGTCCGGTTTTGGATGTAATCAGCGAACTCAAGGTGTTTTACGAGACATCATTTGAAATGGGTACGGTAATACATCTTAAGAAGGATGACATATCAGAGACTGAGGCTGAGAGTACGGATGTCCAGAAATTGCAGCAAAAAATATTGTGGGAAGTTGACGTTGCAAATGATGGTGTGTTACAGATTCATCCGCCCACGAATAGCAATTATATATCTATTCATGGAGCAGATGAATTGTGGTTCCTTATATGCCGTCTAATGGATTGTATCCAATTAGAGTAATCCTATTGAGCAGGTATCAAAACTGTTAGGGCATGAGAGCATAGAGACCACGCAGATATACCTTGATATTTCTGAAAGGGAATTGGAACAGGGACATAAGAAGTATGTTGGTTAAACAGGAGGCATTGTAAATGGGTTGGATAGGGCAGATAGGTACATTGGAAGAGCTTGAAGCATTGATGTGCGGCAATGTGCTTCCGGAGAATGATTTACCGGAGTTCTTTTATATGTATGAGCGAAGGATGACGCCGGGAGCAAGGCGCTTGATTATGTATCAGTGCTTGATTCATCGAGAATATTACAGGAGGTGATGTTATGGACATAGCGCTTGTGAAGGAAGAACTTAAGAAATACGGAATCACGAATGAGAAGGAGCTGGACGCGGCATTGAAAAAGTCCACATTCAGCCTCGGCGTAATGGTTGCCGGAAGCATGGCAGGAAATGAGACTGCGACTAAGCGCAGTGCTTCATAAAAAAATAAGGCTTGTGTAAAAAATAAGAGTTGGCGCTCATACACAAGCCATTCGGAATAGTACCGGTGGGCACGATTCTTTAATAATTATATCTTGAAAATACATATTTTGCAAGAGAAAGGTTAAAGATGGCTGTAAAACCGGGTTACTATCCCGATGGCGTCACAAAATACACAGACCCGTTTTATAAATGTGTATGCCGTAATTGTCTCCACAAGTTTTGGAGCGTGACAGTAGACATTGTCTGCTCTAAATGTGGCAGTACGGATGTATTTTATGATTTTGATGACGGTAAAGCTGATAAGGAACTTGAGCGTCTAAATCAGAGAAAATCAGAGTTTATCAGAGTAAATCAGAATAAATCCGAGGAAATCAAAGTAAATCAGAGATAATCCGAGGAAATCAGGGAAAGGCGGTGCTATCTTGAACAGATTGGGATTTCTGATTTTATCATTCTTGGAGAAGGGCGAAGCGAATGACAGAACATCAGCCATGAGCGTCAGGGAAATTGCCGATGTTGAGAATCTTGGCTATAAAGACAATACGATTTTCAAGAAAGTGAGTGAGCTTGTAGCTGGTGGGTATGCTGATACCGGCTACAAGGATGGCAAGCAAAAGACTTTTTTCATAACTGAAAAGGGCAGAAATCTGTTAAGGGAAGAGAGGTCAAGGTAATGAGAGACAGGATAGGATTCGTCGCTGTCGGTCAGGCAGGCGGCAACATAGGAAAGTTATTCGAGGCGAAGGGATTCAAGGTGCTCTATCTGAATACTTCCAGAGAAGATTTAGAGACACTTAAGGGTGTCAAGTATGCGTATCACATTACAGGAGGCGAGGGCTGCAACAAGGACAGGAACAAGGCAAAACAACTTGTTATCGATGATTTCGACAATATCAGCAGGGAGATATATGCGAAGCTGGATGTGTCAATCATCTATGTGGTTTTCTCATCCGGCGGCGGTACCGGAAGCGGGTGCGGACCAATGCTTATAGACCTGTTGCTGGATGATATTACATCAGGTGCAAGCAGTGTTGAAGCTGTTGGCGCGGTAACTATCATTCCGGCGGAGAACGAGAGTATCAAGGCACAGATAAATTGTTATGAATGTTTTGAAGAATTAACAAGCATAGAGAACATAGCCAGCACCCTTGTAATTGACAACTCCAAGGGGGACAAGCTACAGCTCAACCGCAACATGGTTAATGCCTTCGATAATCTCATAGCGATTCCTTCCAGAGACAATGACGAGCGCGGCAATATTGACCGCGCAGAGATTAAAGAGACGCTTGCCGCTAAGGGAATGCTCATGGTAACGAAGCTTTCAGCAAAGGAGAGCAGCACTGCCGCGGTAATTGAATCATTTAAAAACAGCATATTTGCGCCAATAGAACCAGACCGCGTCATTAAGTACATAACTATGACGAGTACAGGGGATGTTGACCTTGAGGCGATTGAGAAGGAAGTGGGTATTCCGTTAGACGTCTTTCAGACGTACAACGATAACTGCACAATATGTTGTCTCAGCGGTCTTAATTACCCCAAGGCGCGCCTTGACAGGGTATATCAGTTGGCAACAGCACACCAGGAGCAGATTATAAAAAATCTGCAGGCGACATCTGCAAATGAAATGCACAAGGATGTAAATTTCCTTGCTGTTATGAAAAAGTCTGCCACTGATTCGCCAAAGCCTAAGACATCAAGGCGGGACTTGATGAAAAAATACATGGGATAGGAGTGCTGATTATGAATGATTTTGACTATTACTATGGCCTTGAAGCGGAGCAGTTTACTTTTTATCGCATTCCGCGGTTATTGATTAAGGACGAAAGATTCCGCGGTCTTAGCAGTGATGCCAAGCTCCTCTATGGCTTAATGCTTGATAGAATGTCTCTGTCTATTAAGAATGCATGGCTTGATGAAGAAAATAAAGCATACATAATTTATCCAGTTAATGATGTTATTGCAGATTTAGCTTGCGGTAAAGAGAGAGCTATCAAAGTGCTAGCTGAGTTAGATTCAACAAAAGGAATCGGCTTGATAGAAAGGGTGCGCAGAGGGCTGGGAAAGTCGGACATCATATATGTTAAAAAACTATTTTCCGGCACAGATAGCAGCGAAAACATAGACAGTTACCCAGACGATAAAGAAGCCGACTTGCAGAAGTCGGAAAATCAGACCTCTGAGGTCGGAAAATCAGACCTCAGAGGTCGGGAAAACCGACTTCAAGAGGTTGAGAAAACCGACCCAAGTTATATTGATATTAATAAGACTGATATTAATTATATTAATATTAATAATATTACCCCAAAATCAGAGAATTTTGAGGAGCAGGCAACAGGACAGGCACGGTTGGACTATGAACGGATAGTTGACATGTATAATTCAACATGCAAAGACCTGCCAAAGGTGAGGGGGCTATCCGATGAGCGCAGACGCAAAATTAGAACCCTGCTTGGTAATTTAAACAGAGCCAAGCTGTTAACCGAGCTTGATGACTATGAAAAACTGCAGTACATATTTGACCGGGCTAATGAAAGTGATTTCCTGTCCGGTAGAGAATCGTCTAACGGCTGGTGCAGTTTTGACTGGTTGATACAAACAAAAAATGCAATCAAAGTCATTGAGGGGAATTATAAAAACAAGGGGGAAAGGTATGGAGGAGCAGTCAATCAGACAGGTGCTTCAAACGCAGATGAAGCATATACGAGCGAATCTGAGAACGAAGCCCTTGCAGCATTCCGGGCAGGAAGAACCGGTCAAGGAGATATGTCCTAAGTGTGGTGGTGATGGCTTCGTGTTAGCATATATTGACAAATGTGGCAACGAGGTCTACAAGCCTTGTGAATGTAGGAACTTGAAGCTTATGGAGAACAAGCTTCAAATGGCGAGTATTCCGAGGGAGTTCAGCGGTTACACGGTAGATTCGTTTGACTTGACCTTGTATAAATCTGCCGACGCACAGGAGAAAGCAGACATGGCAAAACTGTTGTGTACGAATTACGTGAAGGATTTTTTGAATATCAGGGAATCAGGCAAAGGGCTTTACCTGTATTCGCGCGTCAAGGGCAGTGGCAAGACAAGAATGGCTGTATCAATTGCCAATGACATTATTACAGGCTACAGGATATCAGCAAAGTTTGCAACCACAATACAAATTCTGGACGAAATTAAAAAAACATGGAGTGATAAGCCTGAGGGCGGTTCGGAGCAGAACCTCCTTCAGGAGATAATAGATGTTCCGGTACTGGTGCTTGATGATATTGGGGTAGAGAAGATGAGCCCATGGGTAAATGAGAAGTTTTACAGCATACTCAATGGGCGCATGATTCAGAAGCAGATAACCATTTTTACCAGCAACTGCGTGATTGAGCAGTTGGCGTTTGATGAGAGAATTATCAATCGCATCCAGAAGATGGCACTGCCGGTACCGTTCCCGGAGGAGTCGGTGCGTTCGGTTCTGGCGTCGGCCGAGAATAAAAATTTTTATAACAGCCTTTTGAGGCGGTGAATGAGGAACAATCTAATTTTTCATAGATTGATTTTTAAGAGAAAGGAGCAGCTCAGATGTTAAAAATTGATTTAAGCAAAATGGCAGGAGGCGCTTTACAGGAGAAGTTCAACCGCGAAATCACCAAGGTGATTGAGAACATGCAGGATCCGAACACACCATATTCCACAGCGAGAAGTATCAATATCAAGATTACTTTCAGGCAGGGAGAAGAAAGAGACGATGCGAAGGTTGATATTGCTGTGACTTCCAAGCTTGCAGGTGTGATTAACGCTTCAACAAGCTTCGCAATGGGTAAAGACCTTGAAAGTGGAGAGGTTGAAGTCCGTGAGTATGGCAAGCAGATACCGGGACAGATGTCATTTGATGACGTAGAGCTTGAACAGCCCGAAGCCACAGTAACAAAAATGCCAAGAAGATTAAAAGCTTAAGGAGGATATCATGATTAAAGACGCATTGCAGTACGTAATTGAACTCAGCCAGAAAAGGGTTGAGAATATCGATGGCAAGTATTTTTATTTTCAGGATGGTGTGCCTTATTTGGTTAATAAGTGCCACAAGTGCGAGACATTGCAGCTCTCAACACTTACCAGTCTGATTGAGTACATCAAGCAGGGGCTTGATAAAAACAGCTTCAAGTCCGACCGCATGGTGATTCATGTTGTTTCAGAGACGGAAGTCCGCCTAATAACAGAGCTTAATGATGACATGGGTCGTTATGCGGTAGTCAGTGTTAAGGCGAGACTGCCTAAGATTGTGCTCAATGATTTTATGAATCAGGAAAATTTTATTATACAGACACAGTCAATGTTTGTGGACAATGAGGATAAGCAGATTGTGCTTAAGGTTGCCGGAAATGTTGAGGACAAGACCGTTGCTCAGTACGGTGATGATGGTGTGACGCAGAAGGCTACAATCAAGAGCGGCCTTGCGAATGTTGAGGATGTAATTGTTCCGAATCCGGTATTTTTGATGCCGTATAGAACATTTTTTGAAATCGGACAGTTATCTGTTCCGTTTATTTTCAGGATGAGAAACGGTTCAAATGGCGTCAACTGTGCATTATTTGAGGCGGATGGCGGCATGTGGAAGGGTACAGCGGTACATGAGATAGCCGAGTATCTTAAGAATGAGCTTGCTGATGAGAGCATTGTGATTCTGTCGTAGCAACTTTTTTATCATAGTAATGTGCGGCCGGGACTTTCTCCCGGCTGCTTATGAGGTAGTTTATGACTTTTTCAAAAATTAAGGACAAGTATTTTATTCTTGTCGAGGGCAGCGACAGAGCCATCATAAGAGCCAGTGAAGACCAGGCGGAGAGGATAAGAAGCCGGCTGCTTAAACATTCGAGAGGAAAAAAGGTGTTCGTTTATAAGGCTGATGGGCGAAATGGGTGAAACACGTACAACGTATGAGGTGTCGGTGCAGACATTACAGCTTGTACATGGGGCAATGGTACAGGAGGATGATAAGAATGGCGAAAACTAAGGAGCAGAGGATATATCTTGAAGGCATAGCTTTTGCTTATAAGATAGCAAAGGAACAGGGAATCGAGGCACTTGCAAAGGAGGTTGAGTTTCGCGGGGCTAATAACTGCGTCCTGAATGTTAATTATAATGAGCTTGTGGCAGTGACAAGAGGACGCTGCAAGGACGAATTGATGTATGTTGCCACTGCCTCAGCAGTGACACTCAGTGAGGTGCTTAAGCTTCCGCCAAGCGTCATGAAAACATACCTTCGTGAGTTTAACCGAAAAATTGTTGAGTACAGGCTGCATCCTGAAAAGTATATCGAGGACAGCGAGAGAATACAGAAGAACGTGGGATTAACGGTTATGAGCGAAGAATATATGCAGGAGAAGGAGTAATTCTGATGGAGACAGGTGAGATTATTGCAAAAGCGAACGAGACTGTTCAGGACATTTATGAGAAGATGGGAAGGATTGAGAGCTGTGAGGCGGCTCTCAAGGCTCTGGACGGAGCAGAGGTGTATATAGGCAAGAATAAAACGGAGATACTTGACCTCCATTCGGCACTTAATGATGACCAGATAGCTGACATCATGGTAAACATTCACACAGTTATCATGGTAGCAGCTATTAAGGCAGCAGACGAGCTTAATAAGCTGTGCAGTTATTCCAATGAGAAGGATGCTGCGGATATCAATTCGTTACAGGAGCGGAGTGAAGCAGGCAGGAGTGTTCCTGAGCAGCCTTGTGATGATACACCGGAAAAACAGGGAAAGCTGGAGAAACTGACAATGGAGTTGTTCGGGGATAAGAATACCGGGGAAACAGGGAAAGCGGAGGCAGCAGCACATGAGACGGCCACGCAGGATATTCATGAAGGTGTGGAAATATCGGAGGACTTGGAGGCAGCAGCGCAGAAAAGCCCCAAAGCGTGCAAGAGCACCCTTCCGCCGGAAGAAGAGGAGAAACTTCTGAGAAGGCTTTATGTGACAGAGGGCAGGACTGTCAAAGAAATATCCGGCCTGATGGGATTAACAAAGTCAAATATATATGACCGCATCAGGAAGTACGGCCTGAGAAATAAAAAATTTGACCGCGATTGGGACGGTTACGCATTAGAGAGCGAGAGTAGAAAGTAGGAGGAGCGGAAAATGAATATAAAAACAATAAACCTTACGGCTGAAAGCGGAACCAAGAAAGAATTGTGCATGAAAAAAATAGTGCATACGGTGGAAATGCTGCAACGTGTAGATGAGGAAAAAACTGCAATCGGGACCACGCTGTGCGGTTACATGGAATGCTGTAAGGACATCGGCTATATAAGCGATGATGAGTATAAATTATTAAAAGAAATGGTAATTGGAATCACAAACGCCAAGAGCTGTGTAATTATTGCAGAGGGAAAATCATAGAAAGGCTGTGTCGGAATCCGACACAGCGAGGGAGAAGGTGATTGCGCCATGAAAAAACGATGGGTATACAACGTAGTTATTTGCACAAAACGTGACGGAAGAAAGTTAGAAACTAAAAAGTGCAGAACGTATATTGGGGCGATTCTATTTGTTGTGAAAATGTCTAAAAAGTATTCTAGGGAGTTTGCAAAAGCACATATTGATGAAGTGGAGGAATGAGTAGTGATTAATGGTGAGCTGATAGTTGACAATTTTGCCGGAGGCGGCGGAGCGTCCACGGGGATTGAGCTTGCGACAGGATATAGTGTTGACATAGCAATCAATCATGACCAGGAAGCGATAAGGATGCATAAGGTCAATCATCCAGGCACTAAGCATTATTGCGAAAGCGTCTGGGATGTAGACCCGGTCAAGGCATGTGGCAGTCATCCTGTAGCACTTGCCTGGTTTTCACCCGATTGCAAACATTTCTCGAAGGCTAAAGGCGGCAAGCCGAAAGATAAGAAAATACGAGGACTTGCATGGGTGGCTCTGAGGTGGGCTGCTAAGGTGCATCCAAGGGTCATCATGCTGGAAAATGTGGAAGAGTTTAAGACATGGGGACCGCTTAACAGGGGGCATCATCCTATTAAGACCAAGGTTGGACAGACTTTTGAAAAGTTTATTCGACAGCTTACGGAGTTAGGGTATAAGGTTGAATATCGTGAGCTGGTAGCTGCGGACTATGGTGCACCAACGATGCGAAAGAGATTTTTTTTGATAGCAAGGTGCGATGGCAGACCGATTGTATGGCCTGAGCCTACACATGCTCCGGCAGACAGCAAGGCGGTCAAGGCAGGACTGCTTAAACCATATGTAGGAGCATACACACAGATAGATTTCAGTTTGCCATGTCCGAGCATCTTCGATACAGCAGAGGAAATAAAAGAAAAGTACGGCATCCGGGCGGTGCGTCCTTTAGCACCTAGGACAATGGAGAGAATTGCCCGAGGGCTGAAAAAGTTCGTGCTTGACAATCCAAAGCCATTTATCATTCAGGTGAATCACGGCGGCGAACGCAGACCGCTGGAGATGACTGAGCCGATGCCGACAATAACAGGCAAGCATGGTTTTGGAGTTGTTGAACCAGTGCTTGCACCATATCTCGGAGTTAATACAACGAATCACTCAGGTGGAAATTGTAAAAATCCAATACATACGATTACAACTGGAAACCAGCAATGTGTCATAAGCGCGGCGCTGATACAATATCATTCAGAGACTGCAGGAAATGTGAGAGGTCAGGCTGTTGATGCTCCGATTATGACTGTCGATAGTTCTAACCGTTACGGTCTTGCGGTCACTTTCTTGAGTAAATATTTTAATGGATTTTATAAAGGCGCAGGAGACAAGCTCGACAATCCACTGCCGACAATAACAGCGCAGGACCACAACAGCATAGTGACAGCGAATCTGATACAGCTGAATAATCATTGCGATGGTCGTGATATCACCAAGCCTATTCCGACGATAACGGCAGGTGATGGTCATTTTGCTGAGGTCAGAGCATTTCTTGTGAAATATTATGGCTCCGGAACAGGTCAGAACATAGAAGAGCCATTGGACACTGTAACGGCAAGAGATAGGTTTGGGCTTGTCACTATAAAAGGCATTGATTATCAAATTATTGATATAGGGCTGCGAATGCTGGAGCCAAAGGAGCTGTACGGATGTCAAGGCTTTCCAGATGATTACATTATAGACCGTGACTGCGATGGCAAGTCATACCCGAGAAGCGAGCAGGTTCGAAGATGTGGCAATGCCGTATGTCCGCCAATTCCGGCAGCGCTTGTCAGAGCTAACCTGCCGGAGCTGTGTGTTGCAGAGCGAACACCGAATATGTGTGTTGTGCAGGAAAAGACAGGGCAGTTGAGGTTTGCATGATAATTATAGGGCAGATTTTAAAAGAGAGGTATAGTATGACAGTACAGGGTATAAGCAATGAGCGCGTTCCAGCGTTCGGATATTACAATATTGACTGTATGGAAGGTATGAAGCATTTTCCTGATAACTATTTTGATTTAGCTATTGTCGACCCACCTTATTTTTCAGGACCAGAAAGGCGTGGCCATTATGGACATTCAGAATCACCAATTGGCGTAAATAGGCTGTATGAAAAAATGAACAAATGGCAGGTCCCTGGAGAGGAGTATTTTATAGAACTATTACGCGTGTCCAAAAAACAAATTATTTGGGGCTGTAATTATTACGATTATAATTTCGGCCCCGGAAGGATTGTTTGGGACAAATGCAATGGTTCAAGTAACTTTTCGGATTGCGAGATTGCCTATTGCAGCATGCAAACCACTGTTAGACTATTTCGTTATATGTGGAACGGAATGTTTCAGGGGAGAAGCATGTCGGAGGGATGGGTTCAGCAGGGAAATAAAGCTAGAAACGAAAAGCGGATTCATCCGACGCAGAAACCGGTTATTTTATATGAATGGTTGTTGCAAAAATATGCAAAACCAGGTTTTAAAATTCTGGATACGCATGTCGGGAGTGCGAGTAGTTTAATAGCTTGTCATAAAATGAGCTGTATGTATGTTGGCTACGAGATTGATAAAAAAATGTATCAGTTATCGAGCCAGCGTTTAAAAGAGGAAACGGCTCAAATGTCAATTTTTGAATGGGAGAGGTGTTTTAATGAACGTAATAACTTATCAGAAAACAACAGAGAGAATGGGAGACCATGATAAAAAGAGCAGATGTGAACAGTGTGTATATTTCGGGAAAGCGTCAGACGCGCCTGAAACAGTTGAAGAGGACTGCATGTGGCAGACGTGGGAGGATGAAAACTGCACATTACCATGTGAGAAAGGAGCAGGAATGGAAAGATTAACAGAGAAAAATAAGTGCAAACTTTCAAATGGAGAAGAAATAGTGATTTGCAAACACTCTGAGAATGAGTGCAATGATAGTTGTATGAAAATAATACCTTGCAAATGGTATAAAAAGGCAATAGAGAAGTTAAAACGCTATGAGGACTTAGAGGAACGGCTTAACAAGGTATATGGAGATTGCGATGACTTGTTACTGAGAGTGGTAGAAATGCTTGAGAAGCACCCATGCATTGATATGGCAAACAACACATTGAAGTCACGGCTTCTTACTGATGAGGATGTCGACAAATGGGAGGAATACAAGCAGTTAGAAGAGCAGGGCAGACTTCTGAAATTGAGGGCTAAAGAATGAAAGTACCAATACCTTGCACATTTGGGAACTATGCAGAGTGCAATAACAGGCAATTACCATTTTCGGATGTGAGCTGGTTCAGATGGAGTAGGGGAATGGAATATACATACTTCTTTTTAACAAGTGACAAGTGGCATCCGATTGATTTCTATACAACATTTGAGAATGTACAGCCGTTTGAATTTGTTGTTCCTGATGAACTGTTGACAGATGATTTTATCAAGCACAAAGGTTATCCGCTCAAAGGCAGAGGATATGCAACCGGTTTATGTTACCAAAATGAGAAAACTTATATAGATTTCATAATGACTGATATGTATTTATCACACATCAAGGTGCAATGTGATGGGGAGGGGAAATACATACCGAATGGAGATATAATTTTTCCCATAAGCTGGGATTCAGAAGAAAAGCAAGAAAGAGCCATTCTAAAATCAATGAAGTTTATTCAGGGGAAACCATTGGTAATAAAGGAACCACAGCCCAAGCAATTAACTATATTTGATTTTATGAATATTTAAATCGGAAGAATTGGGAGGTGGAGAAAATGACTAGGAAAGAATTATATGTATGTGACATTTGCCATACTGATTATTACAGCAAAGAAGAAGCTTTGCAATGCGAAAAAGACCACATCAAATGTGTTAAAATCACAGATACTAGATACATTGCACATTTTAAATTTCCGCATAAAATTGAGGTGGAGTTTTCCAATGGAACAAAACGCTGGTATAGACAGTAAGGCTACCAGAGCAGAAGGAGGACGTGCGAGGACAGAAATACTCTGGATGAATTATGAGCCGGAAGTCAGGCAGATTTCGTTAAGTATTTAAACTGTGAGTTAAAGATGAGTTAATTGAATTGAATTATATTATAAATAAATCAATAGGAGGCAAGAAAAATGGGATGTATATGTGCGACTGCAACAGATGAGTATCATGGCTGGAGATGCAGCATAACAGATGGAGCGTGTTTGTTTTTACAACCAAATCAGGACGCTTGCGCTGATGAGTATGGGGAAGTTGAGCATACAGAGAAATGGCTAAAAAATAAAGAGGAGAAGAGACAATTACATATTGACTAGCATAACAAAGCTGATAAAATGAAAAGGAACGGTCTGCCAACCGTTCCAATTCCTATATTTATTAGAATCTTTAATAATTATAACAGATATCTGTTATAAATCAAGGGGGCTGTCTATGTCAGCACCAAGAATACCGGATTTACAGGAGGGGAAGCTGCTTAAGGAGATTGATTTTCAGATTCTTATGAGCAGAGAGAAAATAAGAAATCACGAGAAGTCTATAGCCAAGATTAAGAAGATGGCTGGCTTGAATGGACCTTCGGGTGTGAGAGCAATGAACTATTCAGGCCAGCCGGGTGGTGGCAGTATGCATGGAATGGCTCTTCCGGATGCGCTGGAAGCGATAGCGAATGACAGCGCACATATCGAACATGAAAGAAATCGGATAAGAGCTCTGCAGAAGAGACGGCGCAGTTTGATTAAGGCAGCCCAATTTCTTGACGGAATCGAACAGCAGGTTTTTGTGTATCGCGTTCTATATGCAATGACACAGGAAACCGCGGCGGAAACAATCGGTGTGTCTACAAGACAACTACAACGTGTCGAAAAAGATATGAAAACAAACTCCGATGTATTCTCACTGTGATGTGAAAAGTGCAAAATTTTGATTCACGTTTTGGTTCAAAAAAATGATAGCTTTTATGATAACATGAATCAGGCAAAAATTCAGTAAAATCAAGGCTTGGACGGCAATTTGATTTTTGAAAATCATGTCGTGTTTTATGTCGTGTTTTTGTCGTAAAATATGTCGTGTTTTTGTCGCGTTTGTTGTGATATAATGAGTATAGTCAAAAGTGTGTGAAGCAATCCTGATGAGGGGTTGCTTTTTTCTTTGAACAAAGAGGTGAAGGATGAACACAGTTGAGCCAATCCGTGACCTTGAGACTGTACTGGACATTGCAGATTATCTTAAGGTCAGGAATAAAAGGGATTATGTAATGTTCATGTTCGGAATATATTCCGGACTGAGAATATCTGACATATTACAGTTTCGTGTCCGCGATGTGCGGGACAAGGATTTTATATGCCAGAGGGAAAAGAAAACGAAAAAGGAAAAGAGATTCCCAATTAACAAAGAGCTAAAAGCAATTATAGCTGATTACATTACAGATAAGAGAGACTTTGAGTTCCTTTTTAAGTCACCGGGTAAGCCCAACCAGCCAATAACCAGACAGCAGGCATATAACATACTAAGCTCTGCGGGGAAGCAGTTCGGGCTTGACAGCATAGGCACTCACACACTGCGAAAGACCTTTGGATATCACATGTATAAACAGACAGGTGACGCAGCCCTCATAATGGACATTCTTAATCACTGTGATATTCATTATACATTAAGATACATAGGCGTCAATCAGGACTGTAAGAACAAGGCTTATAATGGTCTGTCTTTTAAGAGATAGGCTATTTTTTTATGCCAAAATGAGACTGGAAAACGGCAGGTCTTTTTTATTTTGCCTATGACTTGACATATTTAGCACTTGTCAAATGGTGGGTACGATTTTTTCGTGACATCCTATAGGTAGAAAATGAAATCAGGAGCACTTGACAGAATACTAGATATGTCAACACCTTTTATGACGATTGTAGACACATTGCAAGAACGAATGTTCGAGAAAAATCCCCGAAAAGAACATAGGTTCTTCTGTGCCGGAAATAGAGTTGCGGGTTCGGCGAGCCCGAAATTTTTCTAGGCACAGAAATTTTTTAATGGAAACTGCCGTTTCCGTTTGAGGGAGGTAATATGATATGACGAATAAGACAAACGATACTTCAGAGGTTGTAATAGACAGTTTTAAGACAACGGATATCAGTGCCATCACGGTAAACTCCGCAACACTTGAGAAGATTCTTCAGCTATCAGATCGAAGGATAAGACAGCTTGCCGAGGAGAACATCATAATTAGAGCTGCCAAGGGGCGTTATAAGCTTATGGAGAGCATAAGCAATTATATTCTTACACTCAAGGTATCACTGGAAGCAGGCAATACCCAGTCAGTGGATGGAGAGCTTGACCTTGAGGAGGAGAAGGCGATACACGAGCGTGTCAAGCGGCACATCTCGGAACTTAAGCTGCTGACCATGCAGGGCGAACTTCACAAGTCTGAGGATGTAGAGCGTGTCATGACAGATATGCTTGTGTCCATTAAGACAAAGCTGCTTTCAATGCCCTCCAAGCTTGCACCGATACTTGTTTCAAGAGGCGACATCGATTTTGTAAAAAGGACTATCAATTCGGAGGTGCTTGAAATACTCAATGAACTCAAAGATTACAACCCCAAGGATTTCTATGATGATGAGTATGTAGACAAGGGAGACGATGATGAGGACATCGATGAAGAAGGTTGACAGGAAAACGGTGCGACTTTTTAAGAAAATTGCAACGATATTATCACCGCCACCTGTGTTGACGGTAAGTCAATGGGCGGACGAATACAGGAGATTATCACCTGAGGCATCGGCTGAGCCGGGGCGATGGAACACCGACAGAGCTCCATACCAGAGAGCTATCATGGATGCAGTTAATGATGCGAGGTGCGAAGATATTATCATAATGTCTTCGGCACAGGTCGGAAAGACAGAGCTTATCCTTAACATAATAGGCTATTATATAGATTACGACCCATCTCCGATATTAGTGCTGCAGCCAACTCTTGAGATGGCACAGACATTTTCAAAGGACAGACTTGCTCCGATGCTCCGCGATACACCTGCACTCAAGGGGAAGGTCAAGGATGCCCGGTCAAGGGATTCGGGAAATACTATTCTGCATAAGACATTTCCGGGTGGACACATAACGATGGTTGGAGCCAATTCGGCAGCAGGTCTTGCTTCACGACCTATTAAGGTTGTGCTTATGGATGAGGTTGACCGATACCCGGCATCAGCCGGAACAGAGGGCGACCCGATTAAGCTTGCTGAAAAGCGTACAACAACTTTCTGGAACCGAAAAAAAATAAAAGTCTCAACACCGACCATTAAAGGACGGTCTCCGATTGAGAAGGAGTTCTTAACATCGTCTATGGAAGAATGGAATGTACCCTGTCCGTGTTGTGGAAAGTATCAGCCTTATGAGTGGGGGAGAATACACTTCTCCGATGTGACGATGGAATGTAAGTTTTGCTTGGAACATATAAGCGAGAGAGACTGGAAAAGCAATCCGGGGAAATGGGTTGCTGCAAAAGAAAATAATAAAAAAAGAGGATTCCATCTCAATGAGCTGGCTTCGCCGTGGAAGCACTGGGAGGAGATTATTGAGGACTTCAAGGAAGCCGACAGGGATAGAAAACAAGGAGATATCGAGAAGCTTAAGACTTTTGTTAACACAGCACTGGGAGAGCCTTGGGAAGAAAGAGGGGAAGCTGCAGATGATAATGTACTTCTATCAAGGAGAGAGAGGTACAACGCAGACCTTCCGGATGGAGTGCTCCTTGTGACTGCCGGAGTTGATGTTCAGGATGACCGTTTTGAGGTGGAGATTACAGGATGGGGTAAAGGCTATGAGAGCTGGGGCATTTTGTACAAAAAGATAAAATGCAATCCCGAACAGGAAGAGGCATGGGATAAGCTTGAACAGTTCCTCGACACAGAGCTTTATTTTGAAAATGGAAATTCGTTGCTGATTGCTGCCACCTGCATTGATACAGGTGGTCATTTTACTTCGGAAACATATAAGTTTCTAAAAAAAATGGAGCGGAAGCAGAAAAAAATCTTTGGTATTAAGGGTATGGGCGGTGAAGGAATCCCACTCATAAACAAGATTTCAACTAACAATGTTGAAAAGGTCCGGATTTTCATACTTGGAGTTGATTCAGGAAAGGAAATCCTGATGACACGGCTTAAGACGGTTGATGAAGGACCGGGTTACTGTCATTTTCCAATCAATGCCGACAGAGGCTATGATGAGACATATATCAAGGGCTTGACAAGCGAACAGAGAGTTGTGTCTGTTAAGGATAACAGAGCAACACTTAAATGGGTTAAGAAGTCGGGTACCAGAAATGAGCCGCTTGACCTCAGGAACTACTCAACGGCAGCAGCCGAGATACTAAGACCTGATTGGGACGTCCTTGAAAAGAAAATCCGGCAGGGAATAAATTACATGAAAAAGCAGCCGCCTAAAGAGCGGCAGAAACGAAAAGGCGTTGTAAACAGCGGAATACAGGTGTGAGAGGCGGTGAAGAAAATGGCAAATGAAGCATTAGAGAGAGCAAGAAGAAGGCTTGAGTTATATTATAAGGCGGAGGAGGCGATTCTCACCGGTCAGGAATATACAATCGGCTCCAAGAAGCTGAGAAGAGCAGATTTATCGGACGTTCAGGCAATGATTTCAAAACTTGAGAAGGATGTTAAGGCATTGGATAGCGGAGGAAAGAACAGGGCAGTCCGCGCGGTACCGCTTGATATCTAGGAGGTTAAAATGAATGTAATTGATAAAATGGTGGCTGTAATCAATCCTGTAAGAGCATTAGAGCGCGAGAAAGCGCGGTGCCGCTTAGGTATAATACAGAAATTTTACAATAGCGGTTATGACGAGGGAGGTGCCTCACATGATAAGAACTCAATGCGCGGGTGGAGGGCATCAAGTAAGTCACCGCAGGAGGATATAGACAGGAACCTTGATACGCTCAGGCAGCGAAGCAGGAGCCTGATGATGTCGGCGCCGATCGCGGTATCTGCAATCAAAACTAACAGAACTAATATAGTTGGAATGGGGCTGAGGCTTAGACCGACAATAGACCGCGAGGTATTAGGAATTTCGGATGAAGAGGCTAAGCGTTGGGAGAAGAAAACACAGAGGGAGTTTGAACTGTGGGCTAAATCGAAACAGTGCGACGCGACCAAGGTAAATAATTTCTATGAAATGCAGCAGATTGTATGCATGTCTTGGCTTACCAACGGAGACGCTGTTGGTCTTATCGAATATTGTGATGAGGAAAAGGCTTTTATGCCGTATGAGTTACGAATCCACCTGATCGAGTCGGATAAGGTATGTAATCCACAATCTACAGGAGCTTATGTGAATCTGTGGGAGACCAATCCTGATAATGGTAACAGGATATACAATGGTGTGGAGATTGATTCCAAGGGCGGCGTTGTTGCATATCATATATGCAATACATATCCCAATTCTGCACTTGTCACACAGAAAAAGTGGACGAGAGTAAAAGCATTTGGGGATAGAACAGGAATGCCGAATGTCCTTATGATTTTCGAGAGCGAACGCGCCGAACAGTATAGGGGGGTTCCGTATCTTGCGCCGGTCATTGAAGCATTAAAACAGCTCACACGGTACAGCGAGGCTGAGATAATGGCAGCAGTTATAAACGGATTTTTTACAGTATTTATAACATCCGAAAAGAGTCCGTCTGAGATGCCTTTTACAGGAATCGCAGGTGATGATGAGGACGAATATGATACGGACAACAGCTATGGCTTGGGACCGGGAATGATAAATGTGCTTGCTCCGGGTGAGGATATCAAGATGGCGGATCCTTCACATCCTAATTCGAATTTTGACGCATTCACAACCGCGTATGCAAAATATATAGGTGCAGCCCTTGAGATTCCATCGGAGCTGTTGCTCAAACAGTTCGGAGCAAGCTATTCAGCGTCCAAGGCGGCACTTGAAGAAGCGTGGAAGGCTTTCAAGATGAGGCGTGCATGGCTGATTGATGATTTCTGCAAACCTATATACGAGATATGGCTCACGGAGGCAATTGCCAAAGGAAGAATCAAGGCTCCGGGTTTTTATCTTGATGCCTCAATAAGGGAAGCCTGGTGTAAATGTGCATGGAATGGACCGGCACAGGGTATGTTAGACCCGCTAAAAGAGATAAAGGCGGCGAAGGGGCGTGTTGACCTTGGAGTATCAACGAGAGAGATTGAGACGATGGAGATGAACGGCGGGAATTTTGATGACAACGCAGCTCAGTTAAAACACGAAGCGGTACACATGGGCGAGATAAATAGTTTGTTAAATAATACAGATGACGCACAAGGCAATAATGAGGAGGATGAGAATGGCGAAAATCAATATTAAAGGCGCGATTGTTTCGGATGATGACAAATGGATATATGATTATTTTGGACTTAATTCAACCTGTCCGGCTGATATACATGCTGCAATAAGTGAGGCGGCGGGAGCAGACCTTGATGTTGAAATCAATTCAGGCGGCGGTGATGTAATCGCCGGTAACGAGATTTATACGGCACTGAGGATGTACAAGGGCAATGTAACATGTATGATTGTTGGAATGGCAGCGTCCGCAGCTTCATACATTGCTACAGCGCGAAAATGTGTTATTACACCGGTCGGGCTTTATATGATACATAATGCTTCCGGAAGCGCCTCCGGTGATTATCATGCGCTTGACAAAGGGTCGGAGATTTTACAGACGGTCAATAAGGCGATAACAGCTGCGTATGCAGAAAAAACGTCCATGAGCCAGGAGAAAATTCTTGAACTTATGGACAAAGAGACGTGGCTTACAGCGGATGAGGCTGTTGCCTATGGATTCGTGGATTCCATAATTGAAAATCAGGAAAATAGGACAGCCAATCAGACGATTGGCTTTTTTAATGGGAAAATTGCGATATATAACAGTACACAGATTCTTGACCGTGAGACGATTGAGAAAACCAGAAAGATGCTGTTAAGCCCTTCGGATAAAGTTAAAAACGCCACTTCGGAACAGGTAGTTTCGGATAGTGTTTTAATAAAAAATAAGAAAGCAGAGGGAAAAGAGGAAATGGACAAAGCACAGAACAGTAACATTTCTACAGTTGAGGAGCTTGAGGCAAATTACCCTGATCTTGTTCAGCAGATAAGAGCTGCCGCTGTAGCGGAGGCTGCAAATGCAGAGAACGAGCGTTTGAAGGCAATAGATGATATTGCCGCTCAGATTTCAGATGAGATGGTTAATGAGGCTAAGTATGGCAAGAACAGGATGACAGCGGAGACACTTGCATTCAATGCCTTCAGACGCAACGCGGTTTTAGCGAACGAAACATTTAACAGTCTTAAACAGGATGTAAAGGATTCCGGAACGGCGGGTGTCGGCTCCGATGCCAATGCAGGGATGGCAGATGGGGAGTCAAAGCTGAACAGCGATGACAAGGTGCAGAATCTTGCCAATATGTTAAAGAGAAAGCAGAGGTGAGTCAGATGGGAGAAAATCTTTATAAGAAAGTAGGAGAATTTACACCGGACAAGCTTATTGCCGGCAATGCGATTCCGATTACTGCAAAGGGAATTACAGTAGCCAAGGGGCAGGGTGTACTTGTTAGAGGCACACTCCTTGGAGTTGCACATGATAATACACATAAGAAGACGGACACAACGGAAACTTATGAGGGTACAAGCGGGTCGCAGACTGATACAATCGGGGCTGATTGTATCCTGTGTGAGGACGTTGATGCAACCAGCAATGATGTCACCACAACAGGCTATATAACAGGTGAGTATAATGCGGCTGCAATTATTCTTCCGGAAGAGAAGAGTATTGACACACATGCTCAGGAACTTCGCAAGCTTGGACTATACATCAAGCCTGTACAGAAATATTAGAAGGGAGATTGAAAAGATGGCAGAATATACAACAAGAGAGATGGTAGAGGCTATCGAGCTTGCACCACCTGTGAGAAATTTTTTAACAAGAACTTTTTTCCCGCGTGAACGTACACATGTGGCAGAGAAAATTGAGGTTGATGTTAAGAAGGGTAAGCGTGTAATGGCGCCGTTTGTATCGCCTAGAATAGGTGGTAAGGTAATAACAAGGCAGGGATTCCAGACCAATGAGTTTACAACACCGAGAATTGCACCTGAGCGTGTTATGACAATTGACGATATCTCAAAGAGAACTCTGGGTGAAAATGTGTATAGTAAAAAAACACCTTCACAGAGAGAGGATGAGCTTCTTGTGGATGATTTAAAGGAGCTTGATGATTCCATTCAGCGTAGAGTTGAATGGATGTGCCGTCAGGTTATTTTTGAGGGAAAACTTGATGTTGTTGACAAGGAAGCCGGCGTTGATTTCCAGATCGACTATGGTTTTAAGAATATCACGGTGCTAACATCAGATAAGTATTGGAGTTTATCGACAGTTAATCCGATGCCTCTTCTCAAAAAGGAGAGAAGAAGAATTATTAAGGAGTCAGGAGTTGCTCCTGATATGCTTCTGTTTGCCGAAGATACGATTGATACATTCATAGATAATCCGTTCATCAAGGAAGCTATGAACATCAGAAATATGCAGAATATTGAGATTAAACCAAGAATTATAGATGAAGCTCTTACATTTTACGGCAGAATTGCTTCTCTTGGGTTTGATATCTACTCCTATAATGAGAGCTTCATTAACGATGAGGGCGGAGAAGAGGACATTATTCCATCAGGTGCCTGCCTTATGGCAAGCTCAAAGGGAATAGGAGGTCTTGAGTTCGGGCTGATTACACAGATTGAGGACAAGAAGTTCCAGTCCTATGAAGCTAAGCAGGTACCGAAAATCTATTGCAATGAAACATCCGAGGTAAAAACCCTGCGTCTTACATCAAGACCGCTTCCTAAGCCGGATGACATCGCGAGCTGGTCTGTAATATATCCGAACGGTCAGGGAGAGTAAGGAGGCGCTATGGTAAGAGCAAATGTTAATATAAATACGTCCAAGGCTGATTATAAGCCGGGAGATATAATTAAGGAGAAGCTTAGTCCGGCTGATATGGCTTATCTTAAAAAGCATAAATTCATTACGGTTGAGGATGAACTGCTGAATACGGATGAGCCATCAGACAGTGAAGATGGCTTTGACGGATTCGGATATGGCGAAGATGGGCAGCAGGATGCCGGTCTTGAGTATATGGACGAGACAGCACTTCAGAAGCTTAAGAAAGATGAGCTTGTCGAGTATGCTGCGAAACTTGGTCTTGAGCTTGATGAATCAATGCTCAAGGGCGAGCTCATAGAGGCAATCCTTAATCATGTTGAGGAGCAGGCGGCTGGGTAGGTGATACTATGGGATTCAAGGAACAGCTCAAAGAGGACTTGGATGCCGTTTTTTTTAATCCGGATGAATTTGCTGAGAGACATTGTATTAATGGGGAAAATGTGGATATCGTTGTGGATAACGATGCACTTGCTGAGTTGTTTATACAGCGGCAGATACATACGGAACAGATATTCACAGATTCGATTATGTTCTATGTCCGAAAATGTGACTTGGGCTTTGAGCCGGTACCAGGACAGTATATCAATTATGATGGCTGTGGGTATCTCATCACAGATGTAAAGACTGACGATGACAGTTATACCATTGTATTGGGGGCGAATGAGTCGTGATAGAAGCGAATATCGAGATAAGTAAAAATGACATAAGGGAGATTAAACAGCGTTTAGGGCAGTTTAAGGATAAAACACCCAATGTGCTATCCAGAGCTATAAATCGAACAGTGGCATCGATTAAGACAGAGATTAAGCGTGATGCGGCTAAGCAATACAGTATTACTCAAAGGGATGTCAATGCAACGCTTATTGACAGGCGGGCGACTTCAAAAGAACTGTATGGTTATGTGAAATCAACAGGAGCCGTGATTCCTTTAAGCAAATTTCGTATATCGCCGCAAAGAACGGTGATGTACGATGATAATGGAAAGCCCAATCCGTCTCATTATTCGGCTGCAGTTTTTAAGGGGCATGGTTTAAAAGCACTTGACCGAAATCCTAAAGCATTTGCCGCTATAATGCCTAATCATCATGGCGGCATATATGAACGTACAGGGGAAAAGGGAAGAAACGGAAAGGAGATAATTGAGCAGCGTTTCGGACCATCTGTACCACACATGATTAAAAATAAGACAGTAATAAGAGATATAACGAGTAAGGCAGAGAGTACATTGCATAAGAGAATTTATGCTGAAATCAATTATATTCTTTCAAGGGGGTAGATAGTTGACAGAGATAGATTTAATTGATGGCTTGGCAGTTGAAGTAAAAGAAGCTCTTAAAAATTTCAGGCTCCGTACTGCCAAAGAAAATCTGGTACCCATTAATGTTTACACGCAAAATTTACCTCTGAAAAAGGAGAAGGGGGATGAAAGGCAGTATCCTTATGTGCTGATATGTTTTGATGATGAAAGTATCGAAACTAAAGAATCTCCTATGAATGTTTCGGTATATTTTATCATCGGAATTATTGATAAAACGGAGGATAAGCAGGGCTACAGGGATGTGCTCCAGATTGCAAATCTCATTTATCAGTATCTTTTCAGAAAAGGGATTATTGCAAGAGCATTCAGACCGTCATATCCGTTTAAAATTGCATTGCAGCAGGATGACACGTATCCGTATTACTTCGGAGGAATCGAGAGCGTGTGGGAGATGCCTGTAATTGAAGAGGAGGACAAATCTATATGAGTCAGTGCATGTATATAGGCCCGGCAGTGCCGGGAGTAGTAAAAAACAGCACAATATTTATAGGGGAGCTCCCGGCGAGACTTAATAAGCTTGTCGAGGAGCTCCCTTGCGTTAGGAATTTAATAGTCCCTATTGACAGGCTCACTAGGGCAAAGCAGGCATTATCTGAGCAGGGAAGCGTTGAGAATGTTTCCTATCATCAGATTCTGGATTATAAGAAGGGAGAAAAAACTCATGTCAATATATAAACATGGCATAAGCACAAGCAGAAAGGCAACTGCTATGACATCACCGGTTACATCAGCTGCCAACGTAACAGTTGTCATCGGTACCGCTCCGGTAAATATGTTTGAGAATCCGTATAAGGCGGCAAATGTGCCTATGGTCGCATATACAAAGGCGGATGCAATTAAGAAGATGGGTTGGAGTGAGAACTTCAAGGGTTACACAATATGTCAGAGCATATATGCGGCATTCAATGTGTTCGCTGTCGCTCCGCTGGTAATGATTAATGTGCTTGACCCAAGCAATGAGAAACATATTACTGCTGTGATTGCCACAGCTTATGATGTGGCGAATAAGAAAGCAACAATAAATGTAGAGGGGATTTTACTTGATACGATTGAAATTACAACCACGGAGGGAACACCGCTTAGCAAGGATAAGGATTATGTATCATCATTTGCTGATGATGGCACGGTAATAATTGGTTTTACAGATGAAGGTGCTGTAAAGGCAGGGGTTAGTGTCAAGGTGGCGTACACCAAGCTTAAGCCGGAGGGAGTAACATTTGAGGATATTATCGGAGGATACAATGTGTCAGCGCGGACTAAGAAAGGACTTGAGGTCATATCTGATATTTATCCGAAGCTTGGAATTGTTCCCGGAACAATTATCGCACCGGGTTTCTCACAGTATCCGGCGGTTAATACAGCTATGACAGCGAAGTCTGAGCTGATTTACAGTATGTTTTCATGTAAAGTCATCAGCGATATTGATTGTTCCTCTTCAGGAGCCGATTCAATCGACAAAGTGAAGGAATGGAAGAATAATAATGCATACTCAGACCGCCGCACCTTTGCAGTATGGCCAAAGGTAAAGGCTGATGGTTATGAGTACTATTTTTCGGCTCAGTTAGCAGCTCTCCTGCAGAGGCTTGCCGCTGATAACAATGGTGTTCCATCAGATTCGTGTGACAACAAGGGGCTTAAGATAAGCGGTCTTGTAATTGAGGATGGTTCAGAGGTCAGCTTTGATATGGACGAGGCTAATGACTACTGTAATGCGAACGGAGTGATTACGGCGGTCAATGTTGATGGTTTCCTTGGGTGGGGCAATAACACTTCTGTATATCCACACTCGACAGATGTAATCGACAGATGGGTGACGTCAGTAATGATGTTTGACTATATAGAGAATGACCTCAAGAGAAACTTTTTCAACAAGATTTCAAATAAGGCAGATTACCGCCAGATTGAAGATGTTGTTCTTTCAGAGAATCTTGTCCTTAATGGTTTAAGAGGTAGAGGCGATATCGCAGGAGGAGAGATATCTTTCAGCAGGGAAGATAACCCTACATCACAGATTCTTGCCGGCAGAATTGTATTCAAGGTGCGCATTGCACTTTATCCGCCAATGGAAGATATCGAGAGTACATTTGAGTTTGACCCTACTCTGTTAGAGGCGGCGATGGAAGGAGGGAGTAATTAATGAGTAGAAACAATGCTTATGAATTACCGGATAAGCTTAATAATTTTAATGTGTATGATGGCAAGTACAAGCTCACAGGCGTAGCGTCAGAAATTACTTTGCCATCTTTAGACCCGCTTACCGACACACTTAATGTAGCAGGTATGGCAGGTGAGATTGAAAGTGAGGTAATCGGGTCATACGGCTCAATGAAGCTTGAGATTGCATTCGTAAATATGTGCGCTGATTTATTTGCTTTTGCGGCAAGTACAGAGCCTGTGGTAATACGTGGTTCACAGGAGGTTTTTAATACGCAGACTCAGGCGAAGGATTCAGTTCCTATTGTCATCACGGTTAAGGGGCGTACCTTGAACATCAATCCCGGTTCATTTAAGAAGGGTGGCAAGGGCGAACCTAAGATTACCAAGGAAATCACTTACATGAAAATAGTGATTAACAATGAGACACAGCTTGAGCTTGATAAACTCAATTCAATTTTCATTCTTGGCGGGGAGGATATGCTTGCTAAGGTTAGAAGTCAGATTTAGGAGGGTTAACCAGTATGAGTAGAATTGATGAAGATGAGGTAAAAACTACACCGGAGGAGCAGGTAACACATGAGAATGATGAGGAGCTTGATATGTATTTCAGGTTCAGTACTCCATATAAGTTCGAGGACGATGTGGTCGAGGGTATAGACCTGAGCGGTCTTAATAATCTCAAAACAAAGGATATAAGTGAGATCGAAAGAAAGTATTATCAGCTTGGAATCTCATGTTTTTCTCCGGAGAACACAGCTTCATACGCCCAGATCGTGGCGCAGAAGGTGACAGGGCTGCCTATTGAGTTCTTCCAGCAGCTTCCAATCAAGGAGATATACAAGATCAGGAACAGGATAGTAAATTTTTTCTACAAGTAGGAATAAGGGCGGGTGACGGACAGAATCTCAGAAAGATGGCTGTCCGTCTTTCGCTGTTGACGAAAACAGGGCTTGATTTCTATATGGGACTTCCTGTTGAGGAGTTCCTGGCTATTGCGGAGGAAGTGATAGAATATGGCAAAGAGAACAGAATACGAAATAGCTCTAATGGTAGGAGGTAAGGTTCAGGCCTCCTTTGGTAACAGTATAAAAAACGCAGAGCAGGGAATTGATTCCCTCAACAATATGGCTCATACAGCAGCAGCGGCAATTACATCAGCATTTGCCGCGGTGAAAGTGGGACAGTTTGTTGGCAATGCAGTGAGTACATATTCATCATTTGAGCAGGCTATGGCAACAACGGCAGCTACAGCCAATGCTTCGCAGGCAGAGTATGAGCGCCTTGAGCAGGCGGCTCTTGCTATGGGAAAAGCCACCACAAAGACCGCAACGGAAGCTTCAGAGGCACTTGGATATATGGCACTTGCAGGCTGGAATGTAGACCAGTCAATATCAGCTCTTGAACCTGTCCTGCGGCTTTCAGAGGCTACGCAGATGGATCTGGCGAGGTGTTCGGACCTTACTACGGATTCCATGTCAGCACTGGGGTTATCTGTAGATGAACTTGGTGAGTATCTTGATATATGTACAGCGGCTAATAATAATGCCAATACTACGGCTGGGGCACTTATGGAGGCATTCATAGGGTGCGGTGGTGCAGCCAAGACGGTTGGTGCTGATATGATAGATATGGCAACGGCTCTTGGTGTTCTTGCAAATAACGGAACTAAGGGAACGGAAGCAGGAACGGCACTTAATTCCATGCTTGTGCGAATGTCCAGTAAGGATGTAGCAATCAACGCAATGAAAGAACTAGGAGTGTCGGTTTTCGATACATCCGGTGAGTTCATAGGTCTTAACAATGTATTGGTACAGCTCAGCGATGCGATGTCCAATCTTACAACCGAACAGCAGACAGCTTATATGTCTTCTATCGCTGGTACCAATTATTACACGGAAATGAGCTATCTGCTTAATTCAGTTAAAAAGAATGCTGATGGTACAGCAACAGCATGGGACGCGCTCTCAAGCTCATTAGAAAATTCTGATGGGGCATTAGAGAAAATGGCAGCGACCGTGACAGATACACTCAGCACGTCCTTCCAGATTCTCAATTCCGCAACCGAGGATGCACAGATTCACCTTGTTGACGCATTCGGAGATAATTTGAAAGACGCTGTACTCAACTTAGCGGAATTTATACCAACTGTTACTGATAGTTTTATCAAGTATGCGGATAAGTCACAGCTCAAGGTTTCCAAGGTGTTCAATACACTTCAGAAGGACGCAGCCAAGGCTTGGGAGGTCATGTCCGGTCTTGGGAGTGGTTTTATTGAGAATTTCGACACAATAGAAACAGTAGTTATGGGTGTCGGAACAGCTTTTGTGAGCTACAAGGTTATCAATTTACTCATAAAGGGCACAAATGCAGTGTATGGCTTCGGAAATGCAATCAAAATGATGGCAGTGTCCAATCCTGTTATATTTTCAATTACTGCGGCAGTAACAGCTATCGCAGGCATAACAGCTGCAGTCAAAAAAGCAGAGGAGCAGGCGGCACAGAGTAATCTTGAACAACATTTCGGTAATATTGCCCTTTCGCTTGAGGATGTATCACAGATTGCAGACTACATTGTGATGAATGACAGTCTTTCAAAGGTGCAGGAATCATTATCTGCTTTCGGTGAGCTTGATGGTATCCGCGAGAGCATGGAAAAGAGCCTCAAGGCAATAAACAAGTCGAACTGGAAAGTCTCAATCGGTATGGAGCTCACGCAGTCAGACAAGGACGCGTATCTTAATGATATCCAGAATTACATAAGCGAGGCTAACGAGTATCTCATTCAGGAGAGATACGCGGCGAATATCAGCTTATCAGCGTTCGCTGATGGAAATATTGAGCGGCAGAATCTGGTTAGCCAGTTGGATTCGTTTTATGCGGATGTATATACCGAATTGCAGGGCGCCGGAAATAGACTGAGTAATATTGTCAATGCTGCCTTCGAGGATAACTTTCTTGATATTGATGAATCAAAGGCTATTGCGCAGGCGCAGGAGTCCATGGCTAGAATTATGAACAGCCTTGCAACGAGTGAGTTTGATGCGAAGCTTGATATTATGGGGTTGCAGTATTCCGGGAAAGATTGGGATTCAGACTCTTTTCAGGCATTTCAACAAGAGGTTGAAGAACAGGTTGAAGAAGCAAAAAAGGGCTTCGAAGAAGCATGGCTGCATAATCTGTCAACAGCCAAGTCAGCGTTAAACTATGGCTCAATTACTCAGGATGAGTACGATACAATGACATCCGAACTGTACAAGGATTACCTTGATAATGTTACCGCTGTAGAAGTTAAGGCTCATAATTTCCAATTAAATACAATTGCTGATACCTATGGTGATGAAATTGCGGATTACAATTCACACATGCAGGCGGTTCTTGAAAAATATCAAGGCGAGAACTTCGAAGAAGCATGGGAGAGCAATCCGGAACATCTTATGTACTCTGTTATGCAGGATGCATGGGATAATGATATCCCGAAAGATACAAAACAGGCAATGCAATCATTGCTTGACACAATGCAAAGCTCAACAGATGAGCTTGAAACATTAAAAAAACAGTGGGAAGAGGCTGGAATGGAGGCTCCTGCTGAGGTGTCCGATGCGCTTGCACGAACAAATAATTATGGAGCAATGACGGTATATCAGAGAATAGGGGGGCAGTCGGGAGATAAAGAAGCGCTGTACAGTGATATTCTGCAGCAAATAGTTAATAATAATGAGTTCGCCGACATGGAAGCTGCCATGCGCGAAAAGGGAATGGCTCTGCCGGATAGAATAGTTGAAAGCGCAGAGGATTCTGTTCCGGATGCGTTTGAGGGGCTGTATGCTTATAGCAGCGATTACCTGCAAAATGTTTTTTCTAAAGGCATTGATGTATCAGCAGATGTAAATATTGATTTACAGCCTGTTTATACAGGGTTAAGCCGTTCAATGGAGACGGATGTGTATAATTCGGTATTGGCTGATAGACGGCATGAGGTTTTTACAGAGAACCCCATGAACACAAAAGGTATTACCGGCTTTGGTGCAAAGGTTGGGTTAATAGGTCACGCAGATGGAGGAATTTTCACACAGCCGCATGTGGCATGGTTCGCAGAGGAAGGACCGGAGGCGGCGATTCCGCTTGATGGGAGCTCTAACGCGATTGCTCTGTGGAGTAAAGTCGGTAAGCTGTTGGGGGTGCTTGACGGTGGCATGACCAGAAGCAGAGGCGAGATACTTGCGGAGGGCGTTGCAAGTTATGAGACAGTGAACAATTCAACTGATGAATCAACCGATTCTAAACAGTTCGTATTTGCTCCAAAGATTACAATAGAGGGAAATGCGAGCCGTGAGAATATCGACAGCGCGCTGTCATTATCAATGGAGCAGTTCAGAGACATGATAGAAGAGTACTTGGCTGAGCGAAGCAGAGTATCTTTCCAATGAGGTGTTTATGAAGACGTACACAACAATACAGGGTGATATGTGGGATTCTATTTCCTATAAAGTTTACGGAACTGAGAAGCATGTGGGTTTGCTTATGAAGAGCAATCCCCGGCTTCTCAATATTTTTATATTTAGTGCCGGAACAACGCTGTCAATACCTGATGTGGATATTGAAGAAGAAGCCGATAAGCCGGTATGGAGATAATTATGGGTGAATTGGAATTACCGAGAAAAGCGTATTTAAAACTAAATTATAACGGTGTGGATGCGACGGAGGAATTTTATTCGGAATCGTTCGAGTATACAGATTCAGCGTCCGGTGAAGCAGATACTATTTCACTTACGGTCAATAATCAGACAGGGAAGTGGTTTAACAGCTACATGCCGCAGGATGGTGATTATGTGGAGGCTCACATCTGTATTGAGAACTGGAACGGTGATGGCGATAATCGCAGTGTTGCATGTGGCCAGTTTGAACTTGACAGTTTTAAGGCTTCCGGCTATCCGTCCGTAGCAAGCCTCAATGGTATATCAATCCCGATAAGAAGTAATTTCAATGTCACAACCAAAAACAAGAATTTCAGCAATACCACTGTAAAAGGTATTTTATCCGGAATCTGTGTTGACGCCGGAATTGAGCTGGTTTATGAGGCTGCTGATCATAGCATTGAGGAAACGGAACAGTCCGCGCAGACTGATATGTCTTTTGCTTTTGAAATTTGCCAGAATTACAATCTTGCAATGAAAATATATAACAACAAGCTTGTTGTATATGACCAGACAGATTATGAGAAGAAGCCGGCAGCGTATTCTATTGATTCATCAGAAATGCAGAAATACTCATATACCGGCATGAAATCACAGCTATATGATGGTGTTGAAATTCAGTATACGAATCCCGATAGCGATGAGACATTGACATATTCATACACTGTGCCCGGCACAGAGGGCAAGAGAAAGCTTTTTATCAACGAACAGGTAGAAACATATCGTGAAGCAGAGATAAGGGCGAAATCAAGGCTCTTAGAGAATATAAGAGGTGCGATATCATTATCTGTGACAGTTAAGGGTGATACAAAACACATGGCAGGGCGCAATGTCAATATAACAGGCTTAGGAAAGCTTGATGGGATATATTTTGTTGACAGTGTCATACATTCCAAGAATGCGCAGGGGACATATACATGCAGACTTAAACTGCATGCATGTGTGACACATACAACATTCTCAGATGCGCAGGCAGGCGCTGAGACAGATACATTATCAGGGACAACGTACATAGTAAAAACCGGTGATTGCCTGTGGAGCATAGCGCGCGGATTTTATGGCAGCGGAGCTAAATACACAATTATTTTCAATGCGAACAGGGACATAATTAAGGATCCGAGTCTTATATATCCTGGACAGGTGCTTAAGATTCCGGCAGAGTAGGAGGAGTAAATGCTGGACATTATAAGAATAGGCAGAATACATACAATTGATTACGAAAATGGAACAGCGAGTGTGATGTATAGCGACCGCAACAATCAGCCATCACCTCAGTTCCCATTTTTCAGCGCTGCTTATGATATGCCACAGGTAGATGATATGGTTGTGGTTCTTTTGCTTCCGAATTCAACCTCCAAGGGCTTTATTCTTGGAGTACCCTGGAGCATTAAGAAAAAGCCATCTGGCGGCACCGCAGGAGTGTTTTATAAAGAATTTCCGGATGGAACGTATATAAAATACAATTCCAAGACCAAGACGATGGAGATATCGGCACCCAATGTCAGGTTTCAGTCACTTGTTGCAGATAATGTGACTGTTAAGAAAAAATTAGTTGCAAAGGACATATCAACAAAGACATTGAAGGCGGAGAAAATAGAGGCAGATACAGCAACGATTGTAAATCTTAATGTGACTGGCGAAGCATTGGGCAACTTTCCGGCCGGAAAGGAGAGTGCTTCATGATAGGGTATTTTGGAGTTGTGATTTTCAGTGTATCAGACCGAAAAATCCTAAGCTTTCACGATTTCAAGATGAATGCATCCGGAAGCTGGGGAGAACACAAGCGTAATGGAAAAAAATCCGAATATGAATTTCTTGGACCGTCTGCAAAGACGGTTTCTTTTACGATTGAGCTGAATGCCTCTTATGGTGTAAATCCGGGTGATATGCTTGATATACTTACCGGGTATGCCGAGAATGGGCTTGTAAGCCCACTTGTTATTGGGAACAAGAAAATAGGCGATAGATGGCGGTTGACCAAGGTATCATCCTCATGGAATCAGATTATGAGTGATGGTAAATTGATTAAGGCGTCGGCATCCGTGACACTTGAAGAGTATTCATAGGAGGGACGAGGATGGTATCAATTGATGATGTTAAATTGGAGTTAAAGTCCAATTCCGATATAAGCTCCGCATTACAGGAAGAGCTCATAAACAATGCTTCATTGATTTTAACAACATTCAAAGGAACAAACCCGCAGGATAGGGCAATGGGGTTGGTTTCAAGCGACATTCTGGGTCAGAATGTCAATAAAGCCAAGTGCGCATATTCGATTCAGGCAATTGAGCAGTTGGAGAAATACGAACCGAGGTTATCCGTGTCGGAAATCTCTTTTGATGTGTCAGAAAGTAAAATTATTCCAAAGGTGGTGATGACGTATGTCGGCTGATATTCAGAATCTATATAATCTGCCGGATATATCGGTTATTGATGATATTGATATCGAGGCTATGAAAAACGAGATGGTCAGAGACTATGAGGCTGCCTATAAAGAAGAGACGGGTGAATCCATTACGTTATATCCGGCAGACAGAGACAGGTTAAAACTGAATGTTGTTGCAAATAAGCTGTATCAGGCATATCAATGCATTGACAATGGTTTTAGAATGAATTTCCTCAAGTATGCTTCAGGCGATTACCTTAAGCAGCTTGGTGCAAATAAGAAGATATACAAGCAGGAAGCGCGTCCTGCGGTCACGGTCTTACGTTTTTCGTTGCAGGAGCCGCGCTCTCAGGTGACAGCTATTCCGAAAGGGAAACGTGCTACTGCGGGAGATAATGTATTCTTCGCGACAAATGATTACGCGGAGATACAGGCGGGAGAAGTATCAGTTGACGTTGCCGCAACATGTACTCAGGCTGGGGCTGTTGGCAATAAATATATCGCCGGTCAAATCAATGCGCTTGCAGATAAAATTCCTTATGTAATAGGGGTAGTTAATGTGAGTGAATCGTCCGGTGGTAGTAATGAGGAGAGTGATACTGATTTTCGTGAGAGGATATATCTGGCTCCATCTGCATATTCCACTGCCGGAACAGAAGACGCATATATATACTGGGTGAGACAGTATAATTCGGCAGCGATAGAAGATGTAAAGGTGAAAACGGAAGAAGATTCTACAGTTGACATAAGGATTGTTCTTGCAAAAGGAGAGATTCCCGGAAAGGCATTTCTTGATGGACTTACGAGTTATTTAATATCATCCGGAATCAAGCCGCTCACAGATAAGATTGTTGTATCAGCCCCGGATACCATTCAATATAATCTGGACTTCACATACTATATTGGGCGAAGCAACAAGGAGAATGTCGAGGCAATTCAAGCTTCAGCTCAGGAAGCTGCGAATGAGTGGGCTATATGGCAAAGGACACACATAGGAACTGATATCAATACAGATGTGTTAATTGAATACCTGCGGGCGGCAGGGGTTAAGAGAGTTGTAATCCGTTCTCCGGGCTATACAGCGATAAGCGATACACAGATCGCTGTGGCTCAGAGCATTACAGCCTCATACGGAGGGCTTGAAAATGATTAACATAACAGATGTCGGTGGCTTATATCAGTCTACTCCGGTCAATCTGCGCGATGCGAAGACCAAGGCGTTTATGTATGCGTGCGACAGGCAGATAGCAAAGCTGCTTGAACGGTCAAAAAAAACTATGGTATGGTGCGCCATCGAAAACGTAGATGAAAAGTACCTTGATTATCTGGCGGCAGATTGCAGGGCATTATTTTATAATTCATCTCTTAGTGCTGACGTTAAGAGAAAGCTCATTGCTAATAGCCAGTATTGGTACATGAAGCTCGGAACTTCTTCGGCAATGGAGGAGATGATTAATATTGTCTTTTCTTACAACGATACCACTGTAGAAGAGTGGTACTCTTATGCCGGCAAGCCGTTTCATTTCAGAATTGGGGCCTCATCAAAAGTTACGACCGTGGAAATTGCTGAATTTCTAAAATACATAAATGAGGTCAAGAATGCACGTTCTATTTTGGATTATCTTGTATTACAGAGCGAGGGCGTTATTGATTTAAAGAATGAAACTAAAATGTTTCAGCTTACATGTGATGTATGTGGTGATTTTTTATGTGGTGCATCTGATTTGAGTTAGGAGGGAAGCTTTTATGCAAATAAGTCCAAATGAAATTGAACACTTAAAAAAATATATAAGCAATCGCATATCTTACGCTAGATACTATGCTCAAGGTGGCTGGTCAAGAATCGAGATAAATAAAGTTGATATTTTGACGGATGGCAGGATTGCCATATATTTACTTTTGAATGATGATGTGCCAAATCAGATTAATAAAATAGAATTTTACACCTCCGATAATGAGCTTTTTGCATCAGGTGACGAAACAATCAACAAAGAGCTGTCAGGTGGTGACGTCCTATACCGCTATACGATAGCTTTATCGCAAACACTTGAATAAAGGAGGTTATTGATCTATGTATAAACCGATTGGATGGAAAAACCGTGCAGTAGAATATGCACGCAGGTATGAAATGACGCAAGGCGAAAGGTCAGGGCTTGTGTATCTTAAACCAGCTCCTGGCGAAGTGGACAATCAGGGAACGCCTGTAAATGCCGAAAATTTAAACCATATGGATGAAGGAATCCTAAATCTTGATCAGAATAAGGTTAATGCAACAGATGGTGATGTATCAGATACGGTTGCGACGTTTGACCAGAACCCCACAACTGCACCTGAGAACATTGCGAGCGGTGACAGACTGGGGACTTTATTCGGGAAGATATATAATGTTATCAAAGATTTTTTCAGTCACAAATCAGACAAGGAGATACACACAACACGGGCTGAAAAGAATAGCTGGAACAATTCTCTCAGCGATGCTAAAACCTATGCAGACGCGATGTATAGCCAGTTGACAGGTTATACAGATAAAAAAGTCGCTGACTTGATAGGTGGTGCTCCGGAAACACTTGATACTATCGAAGAGGTTGCAACCGCCATCAAGGAGAATGAGAATGTTGTGAAGGCTCTGGATGCTGCTATCGGGAAAAAGGCAAATCAGAATGAGCTGGATACACATATTAGTAATGATAGCATACACGTTGACGCAGCAAAGCAGGCGAAATGGGATGGGTATGAGCAGAGGATAACTGATATAAATAATAATTTAAACATTTCAAGCCTTGAAATGGGAACAGCTACAACTTCAACCGAAGGGCAAGCAACTATTTATTATTCTAAAACTCATGATAGACCAGCAGATATTATCATCGCCACAGCTCTAAGTGCACACAATGCTGTAAGAATTGTGCAAATTACAGGCTCATATAATAATAGATTCTTGGCAGAATGCTGGAATGATAGTTTCAAGGACTTTGTCAATTGTACCTTTAGTTACCTTGCAATTTGGAACAAGGCATAACATTATTCTAATTGTAATGCGTAGAATGTTGGAGTATATATTGACATATTGCCATCAGTAACGCACTAGAAATATATTGGTAATTCTTTACTTGTCTCAATACATTGGGCAAGATTTACATTTGTTTTTACAGCACCTTTCAATATTTGACCTTCATAACTTTGAGCAAGTGCAAATGAATAGCCTGCTTCACCGCTTATTACAACATAACTGGTAAATCGGTCATCGCCAACTTCGACATATGCGTTGCCGAACAGCAACCATTTACCTGCGGTTAAATTGATGGTCTGTAAGATTGCCGAATCGTTTGTTACATTGATGGTTTCAACTTTGTTATATACACTTTTTTGAACATTGGATATTTTGTTTAAATTAATCTTTGTTTGAGTTAGTTATTAATATTCTGCAACAATAGCCAAGCCGATATTACCTTTACCATCACTCCAGTCGAATGCAAAACTTGAATTGCTAAGTATTTTCTTGGGGAGCAATATATCCCCCGTGTTAGTTAGTACAAAAGCTATGTATTGTGTAGTATCAATACTGTTAAATTCAACTACCTCGTTACCATCTGTACGCTGTTTGGTTTGAAAACGCATTTGAGCAAGTCTGGAGCGTGCTAAATTATTATTTAATGCAGAATATGTGAGTAGGGATTTAGGAAACTTGGTCAGTTATATAGAAGAATTGAAAGGGGATGGTTAATAAAAAAATTCAAACTAAATTAGAGGGACTTAGAAGATAAAGAGCTGATAGGCTCTTTTTTGTTTCTCAGAAAGGGGGTAAAAGTGGAAGAACAGATTAGTAGAGCTGAATATGAGGAGTACAAAAAACGTCTTGATGCCGAGAATAAGAGGCAGGACAAACGCATTGAGCTTTTGGAAGAAAGCACAAAGCAAATCAATTCTCTCACAATTTCAATAGAGAAGCTGGCTCAGAGCGTCGAAAGTATGGTTAAAGAACAAGAAGCCCAAGGCAAGCGTCTTGTATCGCTTGAAAGTAAAGATGGTGAGATGTGGCGTAAAGTTATAGGCTACGTCGTAACAGCGGTAATTGGAATTGCTATAGGGTTTATTTTTAAACAAATTGGAATGTGAAATTAGGAGGAAAATAAAGATGAGAAAAATTGACTGGATAAGAAAATTAACAAGCCGTAAGTTTTGGACAGCAATTGCGTCATTCGTATCGATGCTGATTCTTGCTACAGGCGGAACAGATAACACAGCCACGCAGGTGACAGCTCTTATTATGGCTGGGGCATCAGTGATTGCATATATCATTGGCGAGGGACTTACAGATTCATCACACACAGACAATGACGATAAGGAGGGCGATGAGAATGCGTAAATTTACAGCAAGAACCACGGCACCATCGAGATTGGATAAGAGGTTTATCAATTATAACAAGGGCGGCTATAATACATGCGTATCTATTAATCAGCAGACAGGCTATGTGTTGCCTAATTGCGTTGGCTATGCTCAGGGTCGTTTGCTTGAGATAAGAGGCGAGAGTAAGGTCAACTGGAAGCTTCCGGCTTGTAATGCTGAGGACTGGTTTGATACGGCGAAAGCAAATGGCATGGCTGTAGGTCAGACACCTAAGCTTGGTTCGGTGGTTGTATGGCGTGCTGGAAACACTCATAACAGCTCCGATGGTGCAGGACATGTTGCCATCGTCGAGGAGATTAAGCCTAATGGTGATATTGTGGTATCGCAGAGTGCGTATGGCGGTCAGGAGTTTTATTTGTCAACATTAAAAAAAGCAACCGGATATATGTATGCATCAAACAGACCACTTGTAGGCTTCGTGTATTGCGGCATTGAATTTGAGGATGATAAATATCAGGCTGAAACAAATAGTCTCAAGGCCGGTCTTAAAGTTGAACTCCAAAATGCTCAAGCTTATGCTTCCGAATCCTCATTGAGCTCCTACGGAATTAGAAGTGGAACTTATTATCTGTGGGATGCAAACCCTAAGAACGGACGTATCAGGTTGACTAATGCGGCTAATAAGGCAGGAATGGCGGGGCAGGTGAGCTTCTGGGTTAACATATCAGATGTGGGCTTAGGCGATAGCAACACAGAAATTACGACTCTGTCAGCAGGTACTAAGTGCACACTTAACCGCGTGAGTGTGTACGGCACGGAAAATGGACCAAGCATCGGCAAACGCTCAGGCGTATATTATGTTTGGGATGCGACAATCCGCAATGGGCGTATCCGCATGACAAATAGCCCGGCGCGTGTGGGAGTTCCGGGACAGGTAAGCTTTTGGGTAGATATTGATAAGCTCATATAGAATTTTACATATCAAAGTAACAACTTCAGAGAGGGTAGTTGTAGCATTACCCTCTCTGATATAATTATTTAGAGTTCTGTGACAGTTCATCATTGTTACAAGATGATTCCATAGAGACTGTTGACGAAAAGCTATCTATCATTCTTTCTATATTGTATGTAGCAGCAGTAGTTATAAGTGCTACTAGGAATGGGATGATAAAATTTCTTAAGAATGTAAGGAATGAGTGCTCACGATAATGCTTACCTTTAGTGGTCAATATGTAAGAAAATGCTTCTCGATTTTGGCTGGTACTTACTTCACGAAAATATCCTAAGTCTTTTAAATCTAAAAAAGTCTGATAAATTTCTTCACCAGAATAATTACCAATTTTAGAGAGCTCTATTGAGCCAGACATATTGGTAGATACCTTCTTTAATACTAATCTTTGAATTTTTAAAAGCATATAAACACCTCCATGAATTTTTGATAATAATAATAATATCACATAAAATATAAAAAACAATTTTGTTATATGGTTTCATTTTCAGACGGCCGCTACATATCTTCTGAAAATGTCAAGTGTATGTTCAGAACCTATATAAGTGTAATGTCTTCCGGCAGTTGAGGAATCTTTATGTCCAAGATACTCACCTGCATCGTGTATGCTACCGCCACGTTTGATTATATTTGTAGCAGTAGTTTTCCTGAATAAATGTGGATACACTCTTCTGGTGAGCCCTGCCCGATTACGTATTTTTTTTAGAGAATCCCTTATTCCACTTCCACTTAGAGCTTTATTTGAATGTGTCTGTGAAAATAGAGGAAGCTGACTGGAATAGGTCAAGTTTCTATCAGCAATGTATTGGCTAAGATATTTAAGGGCAACTGAGTCGAGACATACAGGACGATAGGCACCTGTTTTCTCTCCGAGTATGTTTATGAGACCGGTACTCCAATTTACCTGTGATATTATAACTGAGCCCATTTCGCCTACTCGCATTGCTGTAGAACGTAAAAATTCGATTATTGCCCTATCACGTGAAGTTATACATCCAGATTTTAATTGTTCATATTCAGTTGGCTCCATGTGATCAATAGGTTTGATGATTTGTTTATAAGATTCCACCGCCTCACATGGATTTTCTATGATGAGGTGTGTTTTTCGCATCCAGGTAAAAAATGCAGATAGGTTCCTTCGGCGATTGTTAAGAGATACTGCAGTATTGTCACGCCTTAAGCTGTTTAAAAAGCAACTAATATCTAGACTTGTGATTTCTGTAAGAGGTTTGTTTACGGTCGCAAGCAGTTTTTTTATTGTGTCAATGTAATATGTAACAGTTCTTGGAGAAAGCTTAGCTCCTTTAGTCGCAAGGAACATCTTTAAAATATACTCGTTACTATCATCAACTGTTGCTGGAAGAGTTTCAGCAGCACTGATATTGTATTGGCTTAGATATTTATGCAATACATTTTTAAGAATCGACATATTGGTGTCATCAAGATGACTGTTCATTGCAATAATAATATCGTTTAATAGTTTTTCATTATCATTCATTATTAAATGTCTCCTTTTTTATAAGTGAAAGTTATCATAGTTAATATAACAATGAATAGGTACAAGTAAACAAGTTTTATATTATGTTTTGTACAAAAATATATTGACAACATATCCGCAGTTGAAATAATCTTAAAGGTAGATTTGACAAGCCTTACGCATAAGGTGTATATTAAAATGATTGCAAATAAAAAGGAGATTAGA